ATAATAAAGTTCATTCGTGTTACAAGACACTTGTAGATGCTTACTATCTTTTCCCCAAAGGTAAGATTACAGAAGTAACTCCATTTGCCCGTGCCATGCCTGATGAATATAAACTTGACACAAGCATTGACACTTTTACTGCTTACAAGATGTATATCGCATCCAAACCTTGGGTTGCATCTAATTATCTTCGTATGCCAGAACGAAAACCTGAATGGGTATGCTAGCACTTAGGGTTGAAGTAAAAACAACGGTAAATATTCTCGTTGATGACGATGAAGACCACTGGGAAATAAAACAGAATGCGTTAAACGCAGTTCACGACAAAATACACTTTCTTGAAAAAGATTCTTTTTATATAAATTATGACAAGTGAATTTCTTTTTGTGGAGAAGTACCGTCCTCAAGTGATTGAGGATTGTATTCTTCCTGATGATACTAAAAAAACATTCAAGGAGTTTGTGGAGAAGGGTGAGATTCCGAATCTCCTTCTTGCAGGACCTCCTGGTATTGGTAAAACAACAATCGCAAAAGCATTATGTAACGAACTGGGGGCAGATTATTATGTCATCAACGGATCCGACGAAGGGCGTTTCTTGGATACTGTGCGGAACCAAGCAAAGAACTTTGCTTCGACCGTCTCACTTACGGGATCTTCTAAACACAAAGTCATCATCATCGATGAGGCAGATAACACAGGGAACGACGTACAACTCCTACTACGGGCGAATATTGAGGCATTTTATAGCAACTGTCGATTCATCTTCACCTGTAACTACAAGAACAAGATCATCGAACCTCTTCATTCCCGTTGTGCCGTTATCGACTTCACAATCAAAGGAAAGCAAAAGGCACAACTCGCAGGATCCTTCTTCAAGCGTCTCCAAACGATCCTTGATCAGGAGAGGATTGAGTACGACCAAAAAGTTCTTGCGGAGTTGGTATCGAAGCACTTCCCAGACTTTCGTAGGGTCCTTAACGAGTGTCAGAGGTACGCTACGGGAGGAAAAATCGACTCGGGCATTCTTGCATCTTTCTCTGACATCTCTGTAAATGAACTCGTCAAGAACCTCAAGGAGAAGAACTTCCCAGAAGTCCGTAAGTGGGTGGTCTCCAACTTGGACAACGATGCTTCTCATCTACTTCGCAGGATTTATGACGCCTGTTATGATTGCCTTTCATCCCAATCTATCCCTGCTGCCGTGCTTGTTATTGCTAAGTATCAATACCAATGTGCGTTCGTGGCTGACCAGGAAATTAACCTCCTAGCAGCACTAACTGAAATTATGTGTGAGTGTGAATTCAAATGAAATCTCTAAAGACACCATTACGCTGGCCTGGCGGCAAGTCCCGTGCTTGCGTCAAGATGGATCCATACTTTCCTGATCTACGAAACTATGATGAGTTTCGGGAACCCTTCTTGGGTGGTGGATCTGTAGCAATTCATATTACAAAGAAATATCCAGATCTTAAAATTTGGGTGAATGATCTTTATCCCCCTCTTGTAATTTTCTGGCAACAACTCCAGATGTTTGGGGAAGAACTGAAAGAACATCTTCTCCATTTCAAAAGTGTTTGTCCCGACCCAGAATCTGCTAGGGGTCTTTTCGATATCTCAAAGCAGATTTTAAATGACCCAAACACTGGTGATTTTGAACGTGCTGTAAGATTCTATATTGTAAATAAGTGCTCTTTTAGTGGTCTGACAGAAATTTCTTCTTTTTCTGCACAAGCCTCTAACTCTAATTTCAGTGTAAGGGGTATTGAAAAACTTCCCGAATATTCTAAACTTATTGAAAAATGGCGTATAACTAATTACTCTTATGACTACTTGATGGATGGAAACGAGAGTGCTTTTATGTATCTCGATCCTCCTTATGACATTAAGGATAATCTCTATGGGCGTAAAGGATCAATGCACAAAGGATTTGATCACGATAAGTTTGCTGCTGATTGTAATGCTAACAATATGGATATGTTGGTAAGTTATAATACTGATCAACTTGTAAAAAACCGCTTTTTAGGTGGAAAATGGAACGCTGCTGAGTTTGAGTTGACTTATACAATGCGTTCTGTTGGTGAATATATGCGGAACCAAAAACAAAGAAAGGAACTGTTACTTTTTAATTATGGAATTGAAGGACTGGTTAAACTCGATCAATCAGACGAAACAGAATCTGATTGATGAGGATCCTTCTTTATCGAAGGAATATGCACCATATATTATTAATCGTTGTTTATCTGGACATATTGATACCATTCTTTTTGCAAATGAGATTAATATGAATTCTCATTTGGATAAAGATATGCAATATTCTTTTTTTCTAAATACTATAAGAAAAAGGAAGAGATTTTCTCCCTGGCTCCGTAAAGATAAAATTAAAGACTTAGAATGTGTAAAAAGTTATTATGGTTATAGTAACGAGAAGGCATCTCAAGCACTGAAAATTTTGTCAAAAGAGCAGATCAACTTTATCAAACAACGACTTGAAATTGGCGGAACAAAATGACAACTCAAACTATTGAACCTCAGGTAAATTGGTCGCAAGACCAAATGGTTGAAGTTATTCTCAATGAACCAGATGATTTTCTTAAGGTTCGTGAAACTTTAACTAGAATCGGAGTTGCTTCTAGAAAGGAGAAAAAACTCTATCAATCTTGCCATATTCTTCATAAGCAAGGTAGGTATTTTATTGTTCATTTTAAAGAGCTATTTGCGCTTGATGGTAAGCACGCAAATCTAACTGTAAATGATGTTCAAAGACGTAATCGCATTGTTCGTCTTCTTGCTGATTGGGGACTGATTACTGTAATGAAACCAGATTCTATTTCTGATATTGCTCCATTGAATCAAATTAAAGTTCTTTCTTATAAAGACAAGGGGGACTGGATTCTGGAACAAAAGTATAATATTGGTAAGAAGGGAAAGAGTGCAGAAACCGAATAAATAATACGAGACCTTTTCGTGCGGTCTCTACAAAAGTCGGAACACCCTAAAAAGAGGTTCGGTTTTACCGATACCTCTTTTTTTCATATCTTGTATAATTAATAATGGATGCCGAGAGGGTCCACAAAACACAAACTCGCTTTTCAAGGAGCTACCATAATGACTAACCTTGCACGTTATACTGCTGCGGATTTAAATACTCTTCTAGACAAGATTACCCGCAACAGTATTGGAATGGACGAATATTTTGATCGTCTATTCAATCTTCATGAAACCACTTCTAACTATCCACCGTATAATCTTGTCCAAGTAAGCAATGTAGAATCTCGTTTAGAACTTGCACTTGCTGGATTTAAGAAGGAGGAAGTCAATGTATTCACAGAGTATGGAAAACTTTTTGTCGAGGGGCAAAAGGAGGACAGAGAAACTGATACCCGCTACGTCCATAAGGGATTGGCTCAAAGAAGTTTTAAGAGAGCATGGACATTATCCGATGACACAACAATCAAGGATGTCACTTTTGAGGATGGATTGCTAACCATTGTTCTTGGTAAAGTTGTTCCAGAGCATCATGTTCGTAAAGACTATCTCTAAATAAAAATAAAAAATGAAATCTTTCGACGAGTTCAAAACAATTGCATATAAGAATGCAGTTCCCCATACTGTTTATTCTGGTGGAAAATCAAAACAAATTTCAAAAGGAAAAGCAGTTCCTGTAAGAAGTCGTTCAAGTGCTGGTGGAAATGGAGACGGTGGCGATGGAAGTGGGGGAGATGGTGGGGAATAAATATAACTGAATATCGTCGGCGCAGAGGAGCACCTGGCACAATCCAGGTTGACTCCTCCTTTTTTTCTTGGTAGAATTATTGGAGATATGGAGTAAAGATGACAGTAAAGTTAGTTCTTCTCAAGTCAGGGGAAAACATAATTTCTGATGTTAAGGAAGGATTTTTTGAAGATAAACTTGTTTGTTATTTGTTAGAAAATCCATGTACTGTATCAGTCAATGGTTCTTATAGAGTTATTGGTGAAGATAATTCTAAAGAAAATAAGGTGAGTATTTCCCTCACACCTTGGCCTAGTTTTTCTAAAGAAACTACAGTAGAGTTAATTCCTGATTGGATTGTTACAATCACAAATCCAAAAGATGAATTAAAATCAATGTATGAAAACGAAGTTTTGGGAATTAAAAAAGATGAATCCAATCAAAATATTAGTATTAATGAACAATCAGATTCTGATCAGTCAGATTGAAGAGGTAGGAGCAGATATTGGGGAACCAGACTGTAAGTTAGTTAAACCATTTATAGTTACCAAAGACAAAACTCTAGAACCATTTTTAATTGGATATACAAAACAAGATACATTTATGATGAGTTCGGATAAGATTCTTACTCTCGCTGATCCTACACCGACACTACTTGAAAAATATGAGGATTTGATCAAAGAATGAATTTTTACACTAATGTTCAGTTGATTGGAAATCAGTTTTTGGTTCGTGGAGTAGAAAATGGAAAAAGGTTTGAAACGAGGGATGAATTTTATCCCACTCTTTATGTAAAGACTAAAAAAGAATCCAAATATAGAACATTAAGTGGTGAAGCGGTTGAACCAGTAAAACCAGGAACAGTTCGTGACTGTCGTGAGTTTTATAGCAAATATGAGAATGTGGATGGTTTTGAGATTTACGGAAATGATCGTTATATCTACCAATACATCTCAGAAAAATATCCAGAGGAAGAAATCAAGTTTGATATCAGTAAAATTAAACTTGTGACTCTTGATATTGAGGTTGCTTCTGAAGCAGGATTCCCTGATGTAGAATCTTGCTCAGAAGAAATTCTTGCAATTACTGTTCAGGATTACACCACCAAAAAGATTATTAGTTGGGGCGTAAAACCGTTTAAGAATACTCGTAGTGATGTTACTTATCACTATTGTCCATCTGAGTATGAACTTCTCAACCATTTTATTAACTACTGGATGATTGATGTTCCCGATGTTGTAACCGGGTGGAACATTCAGATGTATGATATTCCATATATCTGTAAGCGTCTGAATCGTGTTCTTGGTGAAAAACTGATGAAGCGTTTTTCTAACTGGGGACTTGTAACAGAAGGGGAAGTCTTTATTAATGGACGCAAGCACACTACATTTGATGTAGGTGGATTAACTCAACTTGATTATCTGGATCTTTACAAGAAGTTTACTTATAAAGCACAGGAATCATATAGACTGGATTATATTGCTGAAGTTGAACTTGGTCAGAAGAAACTTGATCACTCTGAGTTTGATACCTTTAAGGACTTTTATACAAAGGGTTGGCAGAAGTTTATTGAATATAACATCGTTGACGTAGAACTTGTTGACCGTCTGGAAGACAAGATGAAACTGATTGAACTTGCTTTGACTATGGCATATGATGCTAAAGTCAACTATGCTGATGTTTTCTATCAAGTTCGTATGTGGGACAATATCATCTACAATTATCTCAAGAAGCGTGATATTGTTATTCCTCCCAGAAATAGGTCTCAAAAGAACGAAAAGTATGCTGGTGCTTATGTAAAAGAACCAAAACCTGGTAAGTATGATTGGGTGGTGAACTTTGACTTGAACTCTCTATATCCACACTTGATTATGCAATATAACATCTCTCCAGAAACTCTTATGGAAGAGAAACATCCTACTGTAACAGTAGATAAAATCCTCAGTCAATCTATCAGTTTTGAGATGTATAAGGATTATGCAGTTTGTGCGAATGGTGCAATGTTCCGTAAAGATGTTCGTGGATTTCTTCCTGAACTAATGGAAAAGATGTACCAGGACCGTGTAATTTTTAAGAAAAAGATGATTGAAGCAAAGAAGCAGTATGAAAAGAAAAAGACAAAGGATTTAGAAAAAGAAATTGCTCGCTGTAATAATATTCAGATGGCAAAGAAGATTTCTCTTAACTCTGCTTATGGTGCGATTGGTAATCAGTATTTTCGATACTATAAAGTTGAAAACGCTGAAGCAATTACTCTGAGTGGTCAAGTGTCCATTCGTTGGATTGAGAGTAAAATGAACTCTTATCTAAATAAACTTCTTAAAACAGATGATGTTGATTATGTTATTGCTTCTGATACTGATTCCATTTATCTTAATATGGGTCCTGTGGTCGAAACTATATTCAAGGGAAGAGAGAAAACTACTGAAAGCATTGTCTCGTTCCTTGATAAGGTCGCTAGCATGGAACTTGAAAAATATATTGAAAGTTCTTACCAAGAACTGGCAGACTATGTAAATGCATATGATCAGAAGATGCAGATGAAGCGGGAAAATATTGCTGACCGTGGAATCTGGACTGCAAAGAAGCGTTATATTTTAAATGTCTGGGATAGTGAAGGTGTTCGTTATGAAGAACCTAAACTCAAGATGATGGGTATTGAGGCAGTCAAATCTTCTACTCCCGCTCCTTGTCGTAAGATGATTAAGGATGCATTGAAACTGATGATGAGTGGAACAGAAGATGAAGTGATTGAGTTTATTGATAATGCTCGTAAAGAGTTTAAGAAACTCTCTCCCGAACAAATTTCATTTCCTCGTTCAGCTTCTGATGTTCAAAAGTACTCTTCTTCATCTACAATTTATGAGAAGGGAACACCAATTCATGTTCGTGGAGCACTTCTATTCAATCATTATATCAAACAAAATAAACTAACTAATAAGTATTCTCTTATCCAAAATGGGGAAAAGATTAAGTTTG